TGGAGATATGGGTATGACGAGGCTGAGACATGGTTCGCAAACGAGATGCTGGAGCATTTCAGTCTGTCGTTTGAGCCCACCTCGAAGAACAAGAACGATAAGACGACGGGGTTATCGCTGATTAAGGACGCCATGCTGGCTGGCAAGGTCGTAATCTCGAGCCGGTGCAGGAAGCTGTATTGGGAGATGGACAACTACCAGAAGGACGACGCTGGCAAAATAGTGAAGAAGAACGATCACCTAATCGATTGCGCTAGGTACATTCTCGGGGCATCCTACTATTCGTTGAACGAGAGCGAGTATGTGAACCCTGAGAAGGACGAGATGTGGCGGGGTGCTCGGATCGAGGATGACTTTCCGGGGTTTGCCGAGACTGGCGAGCCTTTGGACGAGTGGGAGATGGAGTGGGAGGGATGATGGCTTTTCTTGCGGGGTTGACGATTGCAATCGGAGTGCTTCAGATTGTGTGCCTAGCTGCGGTGTTTTGGGGAATGGTGGAATTGCGGGCGATGCAGAAGTCGACGCATTCGATCCAGTATGTCCCGGTTGAGCCTAAGTTTCAGGGAATGACGGACGAAGTGAAGCAGGCCTTGAGTAAAGACCTGTTCGACAATGTCGTGTGATGGAGCGATAAATGGATCAGGTTTACTCGTTTGACGATCTGAACAACGAAACGAATTATGTAAAGCCGTCGAGGCCGATTTACGAGTTTGATCTCGACGATGAAGCAAACGAGAAGGACATCCTCGAATGGCTCAAGGGTGAGCGGGATTACCTAGAGAGTGAGGCTAGGGACCGAGTGCGGGTGATGCGCCGGAATCTGGCGCTGTTTAAGGGTGTGCAGTATCAGGAGATCGAGAGCCGAATTGATGCGCGGGATAGGGCAGCGGATCGGTCTCAGTTCATGCGGAAGATCGTAGCGAACCATCTGTTCGATCTGACGAAGAACCGGGCCTCCAGGCTGATTAAGTATCGTCCGAATGTGGCGATCCTGCCGACGAATGATGAGCTGGATGACAAGATTGCGGCGAAGAGCTGCAAGATGCTGCTCGATCATATCTGGTACGAGAACGACTTCGAGGGCGTTATTCAGACCCAGCTTGCGACTTATGCGCAGGTGATGGGCGAGGTGTTCTGCTTTGTGATGTGGGATAAGGACAAGGGCGACCTGAGTCCGGCTTATGTCGAGGCGGAGAAGAAGAACAAGGGCGGCCGGATTCCTATGCTGGATGAGAACGGCCGACAGGTAATGGACCCACAGGGGAACAAGATCTTTGTGGATCGAGTGGTCCGCATTGGTGATGTGGACTACAAGGTGATGCTTGCCAGTGATGTGCTTCTACAGAAGAAGCAGTCATGGGACAAGGTGGACTACCTGTTCACTATGGAGCCTATGAGCACGGATGTGCTCCGGATGATGTATCCCGAGAAGGCGTCAAAGATTAAGGATCAGGACGCACAGATTTACGATTACGAGAAGATGGAGCTTGTGAGCACAAAGCGTGAAACGCTGGTGTTTACTTTCTGGCACAAGCGCAGTCCGCATATGGACAAGGGCCGGAAGATCATGTTCACCAATGAGGTTATCTTGGAGAACACGGAGTTCCCGTTCTCCCATTCGATGCTGCCTTGTGTGCGGTTTACGGATCAGGACCTACCTGGCGAGCTGCACGGGATGAGCTTTTACGAGCAGATCAAGGGGTTGACGGGGACCTACAATAACCTGACGAACATGTTCATCCGGAATATCGTCATGGTTTCGCATCCTAAGTGGATGGTGCCGGCAGGTAGTGTGGCGCTCGATCGACTTGGGAACGACATCACGATTGTGCAGTATAAGGGCCCGCAGGCTCCGATCTTGGCTACTGGTCAGAGTATTCCGAGTGATGCGTTCCAGTTTAGGGACAAGATCAAGGAAGAGTTTCAGCAGATCTCGGGAGTGTTTGGTGTTTCGAGGGGTGAGCCACCTCCTGGGATTAAGGCAGGGATTGCGCTCCAGTTCCTCTCTGAGCAGGAGTCTGAGCGTTACAACGAGCTTGTCCTCAAGTGGAATGAGATGATCCGTCAGATTGCGGAGATGACGCTTGCGGTGGCGGGCGACTACTACGACGAGTCCGACGAGCGCATGGTCCGGATCTTGGGTAAGAACAACGAGTATATGGTGGAGTTCTTCAAGGTGAGTGCCTTGGAGAAGGACTACGATATTCGGATTCAAAACTCGTCGGCATTGCCTAAGAGCGTAAGTGCTCGAACCCAAACGATTTTTGACCTTGCCGAGCGATTCCCTGAGCAGTTCACGGGCGAGCAGGTGATCGAGATGCTCGATCTCGCACAGAGCGATAAGTTTATAGACGCTGCGACTGTTGCGGTTAGGGCGGCAGAGGCCGAGAACGAGAAGCTCTATGAGGTTAAGGATGATGCGGAGCTGGCTCCGGTGGAGTGGGAGAATCATATTATCCACTGGAAGACCCACACTCGGCAGATGCAGCAGTTCCAGTTCAAGTACAAGACTGAGAAGGCCATTCAGGAGCGGTATAAGGATCATGTGATGGCGCATGAAATGCTGATGGTGGAGCAGGCGGGTAAGAACCCTGCATTCGCGGCAGAGCTTCAGAAGATTCCGATGTTCCCGATGTTTTATGTGACCCCACCTCCTGCAGCGGCTCCGATGCCTCAGATGGGCATGGAAGCGGCGGGCATGGCTCCGCAGGGATCACCTCAGATGATGGCACCCGGAGAGGGTATGCCAGTCAACCCGATGGTCGGCGGGGAAATGCAAATGCCGACCCTTGAACCTCAACCGAGCCTCGGCGCACAGATGGGCGGGGAAGTCCCTCCTATTGAGCCAACCCGGGGCATTTAACGGAGACAAGGAAGAATGAGTGAATCAGCAGGAGCGGCAAGTGGGAGTCAGACTGGGGTACAGCAGGCAGGAAGTAATCCGCCGGCAGGTGTGGAGCCTGTTGTTCTGGGTGGTGGTGAGTCTCCTGCTAGCTGGGATGAACTAGATGCTCTCACGAGTAAGCAGAAGGCCCCAAAGGAGCCCAAAGAAAAGAAAGAGGCAAAGGGCGAAAAGGAAGAAAAAGGAGAGCCCAAGGGAGCCAAGTCTGAGCCTACCGATAAAGATTCCGAAGAGCGAGTAGAGGTTAAGGGCAAGAAAGAGGCCAAGGGGGTTGAAAAGGCGGAGACTCCTGTCAAACTATTGAAAGTAAGGAGTGGCGAGCAAGAGCTTGAGCTTTCAGCGGATACGCAGGTGCCGGTCAAGATCGACGGCAAAACTGTGAATGTCTCGCTGCAAGAAGCGATCAATCGTTACTCCCAGCAGAGCCATCTGGATAAGCTTTACAAGTCCTACAAGTCTGAAAAAGAGGCTTTCGAGGGCGAGCGTAAGCAAATCTCGGAGGCTCTGAACAAATCCTATGACTACCTAGTGAACCAGAAGGACCTAAGAGGGTTTCTGGACTATCTGGGAGAGGCCATGGGTGTGGACAGTCATGCGCTCTATCAGGACGCTTTGGGTAATGTCCAAAAGCAGATCGAGGAGATGCAGGGGTTGTCCTCAGAGGAGAGACGAATCCGGGAGCTTGAGATGGAGAACAACTACCATCGCAAGAAGATGGAAGCGGCTAAGACACAGAAAGAGCAGGCTAAATCGAAGGCGGAAATCGAAAGCCATGTTCAGAAGGTCATGGAAGACTACGGAATGGACAAGGCCGCACTGGTCAAGTCTTGGGACGACTTGGTCAGCCTTGGCTACAAGGAAGCAGATATTACCCCCGAGTTTATGGGTAACTATTACTCAAATACTCGCAAGATCGACTTCATCGAGGGAAAGCTCGGCGCTATTAGCGGAGAGCTGGCCCAGAATGCGGAGATCGTAGAGCAGCTAGCGACCTATGCGATTCAAACAGGGGCAAGTGACTCTGAAATCGAGGAAGCAATTTCGCAGCTTTACGGCGAAACTCCTGAGCGGAAACTGACTCGAAAGATCGACAAGAGCATGAAGGCCAGTGCTCAGAAGGGCTCAAAAGCCCAGAAGAACCCAGGCTCTGACCCGCTCTTTTTCGACGACATTTAACTAATTGGAGGCCAAAATGGCACAATTCTCACTGACCACTGCAAGTAACCTGTTTAAGATCAAGTATGGCAAGCTCTCCGAAAACACCTACAACTCGGCAAACGTCCTTCTCGGCCGCGTGAAGAAAGACTTCAACTTCACTGGTAAGCGTATGGACATTGCGGTTCCGGTGTCGTTCGCAGGCGGTGTGGGTTCTGGCTTGCTCCCGACCCCGAACTACGCAGCCGTTGAAGATGCGGTCATCACTTCCAAGAAGATGTACTCGGTCATCAAGATCGACCGCGAGTCCATCAAGGCCGCATCTCAGAACGAAGGCGCTTTCGTCGAGCTCACCAAATACAGCGTTCAAAAGGGCGTTGAGAGCTACATGCGCAACGCAAGCCGCGCTCTGTTCAACGGAGCCGTGACCTTTTCTGACGCAAGCGTTGGAAACGGCGCTCTCGGCGTGACGACCGCTGCCGCTGCAGGCGGAACTGCTGCCGCTCCTACGGTGGTCATCTCGGCTGCAAGCTGGAAGGAAGCCAACTTCGAGGAAAAAGACTATATCAATGTCGATTCCGCAGCTAACGGATACAGCATCTCTGCTGTTTGGGAAATCACCGCCGTTGACCCTTCAACCCGCACGGTTAGCCTCTCCCGCATCTCCGGATCGGTGGACCTGACTGCTGATGCCGGTGCGAAGACCCTCATCATGCAAAACTCTAAAGCTTCTGACCCAACGGGCCTGAAGCAGGTTTTGGATGCTACCTCTGGTTCCCTGTACGGGATCACTGTCGGCCGTCGCTGGCAGGCAGGATCTCAGATTGCGGCAGGCGGAGCTGGTCTGACGACCGACCTCATGAATCAGGCAATGCTTGAGATCCAGCGCAAGTCTGGAAAAGTGCCTAACCTGATCATGTGTTCGTTCACTCAGTACCGGAAACTCCTCAATGTGCTCGAAGACCAGAAACAATACATTGTCGAGCCACGCTCTCCTGAGCTGGTCGGCAAGGTGTCGTTCCGAGGTGTCGAGTTCATGAGCTCTGCCGGCCCTGTCGGCGTGTTCCCTGAGCGTTTCATCGAAGACGATCGCATGTACTTCCTGAATGACAACTTCATTCAGATCCACCATCGCCCAGACTTCGGCTGGTTCGACGATGACGGTTCTGTGTTCCTCCGTACCTCGGAAGACTCTTACGAGGCTCGATACGGCGGATACCTCGAAACCTACATTGTGCCTCCGTTCCACGGCGTTATCTCTGGGCTCGCTGTTTAATATGCGGGCCTCCGGGGGGTGGGAGCCGCACCCTGCCCCCCGGCTCCTTAACCTGAGTTAAACCAGAAAGGATTTACTATGCTCAGATCCATGAAGTCTCCTCAGCGTCTTCCTCGCCAGCTCCACTTCAAGGTGGATGGCACCGGATCTTCTTCTATCCTGATCGGATCGAAAGAAGCCGTTTTGACCAAGCAGGGCACTGGTCGCTTTACTCTGACCTTTGTTCAGCCTTTTGCCCGTGAGTGCGTTGCTGTTGGCAGCGTAGTTTATGGCGCGGCAGGCCTGATTCTGTCGATTGAGTCTAGCTCTGCCTCTGCTGTTGCCGTTCGCATGTACGATGCAGCAGGAGTGGATCAAGACGCAGATTTTCATTTGATCGTTCAAGGGTTTGACGCCACTGACGAATACTAAGAGAATGTGCGAGGCCCGGTAGCTCAATGGCAGAGCGTGCCCGATAGGTCGACGATCGGGAGCGTGTGGGGGTTCGACTCCCTCCCGGGCCTCCTCAAAAGGAGCAGAGATGACAATTCAGCAAAATTTTCAGCAGAGACCGAAATCTTATAAAACCTTCACCGCAACAGGGGTAATCGTTTCTGATGTTCCGAC